TCAGGGGGGCTCCACGGCCCGCAGGGGCCGTTTTAAGGGGGTTACCCGGCGGAGCTGGAATCGCCCAGTTCCAGCCAAGCGATGGCCAGATCGCCAATCACCTGGTCATCGTCGCTGCTGATACCCATGAACGGCCGAGCTGGAAGCCCTGGATGGTTGACCTTGCGCACGAACGCCGGCACTTCAGCACCGTCTTTGCCAGGGCGGGTGCCCATGCCTGGCCAGTAGAGCGACTTGCCTGGCTTGGCGCGGATCTCGTAGGGCTTGGTTCCTTCCTGGTGCCAACGGGCCTGCCGAGCGTCGGAATAGATTTCCACCCAGTCCGGGCCTGATTCCCCATTGATGCCGTCGCGCATCCGGCCGGACTTCAAGAGGGGCGTGCGGCCACTACCGTCCGCCAGCGCTGCCCAGGCAATGCCATCGGGTCCGATGCCAGTGGTGAAGCGCCCTTGGGTTGATTCGATCAGGTATTCCCGCACGTCAGCCATGAGGCCGCTTTGGTCCTGGGCGCGCTGTAGCAGCTCCCCGAACCACCGCTGTACCTGTGAATCATCGATGGTGATTGTGAAAGGGCCGGTCTTGTCGGTCATGGTATGGTTCGCCCGTGGACGGTGGGACCACAGCTGTTGGCAGTGGGAGGGTGGCCTGGTCGGCACCTGGTGATGCGGGTTCGAATCCCGTCGCCGTCCTTGATATCCGAAGGGGTGGGCATATTGCCCACCCCTTTTTCATTTCAGCCTTGCGTAGTCGCGCAGCTGCTCGGCGGTTCGAATCTCGGCCGTTACCAGCCAGTTAGCCAGAACCTTTTCAGGTGTGCGGCTGGGAAAGCTCTCCATGCGCACGTAGGCCACAAAGAACCGTCCATCCTCCAGCTCATAGCCCACCGCCAGGTTGCTGGGGGAGAGCTGCCGCCAAGCTGCAGGCGGATTGCTGACCCAGCTCGGCAGCGTACGCAGGCCATCTGCCAGCAGCGAGCGGTCAGCGTCGGCGGCGTCCCGCAATGCGTGGGATATCTGCCGATCGGTAACGGCGATGAGGGCGGATTGCGGGGTGATGCCCGCATGCGTGGTGGTGCGTCGTTCGACCGGCTTGGCTAGTTCCTGCAGCACGTCGTCGGCGACCCAGCCTGCAGGCGAAGCGCGGCCCGAGGACCGGACCTGCAGGGCGGCGTCCAGGACAGTGTCCCAATCCGGCTGAAACCAGGACACGTTGCGCGCGGCCGCATCGTCCAGGACGGCTTTGCGCCAGTCGGCCGGCAGATCCATGATCTTGCGTCCAAGCCCTTCTGCGCCCCCCATCGAACGCGCGGACTCGCCGACGTTGTAGCTCCATTCCGGTGCAGGATCGCCATTGCTTGGGGCGGGTGGCGCATCAGGGCCGGTCTTGCCCATCACCTTCATACGGGCCGCAGAAATACCGGTGACGCTGCAGCGGCATCCCCAACCGTTCGGCGGGTAGTGGGTTTCCCACCAAGGATCGTTGGTAGCCACAACCTTCCCGTCCCATGCCAGGTGATCGTGGCGAGGATTGGTAACGGTGTTGTGCTGATACTTCAGGTACGGGAACGCCTTCAGTGATTCCCACCGGCCCGCCATGTACGCCGTGCGCAGGTTGGTGTGATAGATGACCGACGTGCGCCAGTTGAAGCCGGTTTCGTCATCGCCCCCCTTGCCACCGGGCCAGCCGAAACGCCGGATGGTGTCGCGGAAGCGCGCGCGGAAGTCTTCCAGCGTCTCGCCATCGGCGATGGCGGCATCAACCGCCTGGCGAATGTCGTCCAGGACCGCCGCCTTGGTGACCCCAGCAACCATGAAACCATTGGCATGGTCCGTCTGCTGCAGGTCATCCCAACGTGCAGTGGGAATGTTCACCTTGCGCCGGAAGTAATCGACCGCCGCCGGGAACGATTTGAAGTTGCCGCGCACTTCAGGCATCAGAGTCGTCCAGTGCATCGGACATGCCGGCAACACCGGCCGCCGTCAGTGCCTGGGACATCAGCTGGCCCAGCTGCTGGCCGTCCAGATCGGGGAACAGCCCCAGCAGCCCGTCCCGCACGTCCTCCAGCGATACGGCCCCATCGACCAGCGCCTGCACCTGGTCAATCCAACCAGCAATCACGCGGTCTGCCCTCGGTGCGAGCAATGCAACCAGCTGATCCTCCCTGCTCGGCGCGGGCTGCTGCTGGTTCTCTGCCTGGGCGCGGGGTTTCGGGTCTGCAGGCGTCTCCACCGGCACGCTCTGCATCGGCGGACGCAGCAGCTTCACATCCTTGCCCTTGTCCGGGTCGGGAATGCGGAACTTGTCGCGGATCACCGATTGCTCAACCTCCAAGCCCATCGGCACCAGCTTCTCCAGCGCTTCCAGCAACAGCTTCAGATCTTCCGGATCGGGCACCGGATAGGTGACCTTCGGATAGCGCCCGTGGCCATAGTTCAGGTCCACGAACGGCACGACCAGGCTGGACTGCACTTCAATTGCCAGCGCCTTGGCGAATGCACGCAGACGCAGCGTATGTACGCCTTCGTGGACCTCGGCCTGCGACAGGCTCGCACCATCGTCGGTGGTCATCGTCTGGCCCAGCACCGCCTTGGAAATCTGCTTGTCCCAGAACGTGGCCAGCGTTTCGAAGAAGTCGGCAGCGCCAGCAGTGTTGGCTGCCGCCTCGAAGATGATTTTGGTGCTTTCGTGGATCACCGCCGCTGCGTCGCTGCCCAGATTGGCCACAGCCCGCATCAGTTGATCAATGTCTTCTTCCTTGGCACCTGGTCCGTAAGTGCCCACGCGCATCGGCAGCCCGAATACGTCGGCAAAGGCCATCCAGTCCTTCCAGGTCCAGGCCTTGCACATATAGGCCACAGCAACCAGGCGCGCCAGGCCACTGCGGACGCCCAGGCCGCTGCGCAGCTTGGGACGGAACACGATGAACTTGTACGGCGGCAGTGGGATGCCATTGACCGGATCGGCCTCATCGAGCAAGCGCAGCTCTTCGCCTGTTTCGCGGTCCCAGCGGAAGAACCTCGGGTCACGGAACTTGAAGTCTCGCGGAACCCAGGGAACCTTGCTGCGATCCCACATGATCTCCGCAACCCCATAGCCCTTGTTCAAACCATCAGCAAGATCAAACACGGTACTGCTGAACCGTGGACCCGTGACAATGGCGCGAGTCTCATCTGCAATCTTCACGTCATTCGCGTCATCGCTGAAGGCTTCAACATGGGGCTCTAAGCCAGACAGAGCCAGCTTCACCGTTCCAAGAACGCTGCCGAAGTGCGCATCGCGCTCTTCCATTTCTTCAGCCAGCGTCAGGTAGGCGTGGTTATCGCCCTCAGCTGCAGCCTGCAAGATCGACGCCAGACGCTCCGGGCCAAGCCCCGCAGCGACGCCGGCATGCCACGGTTGGCGGACGCCGGTCACGCCACCTGCGCTGATTTCTCGGTCGAGAATCTCGACCTGGATAGGGTCGCCATTCTCATCAACGATCTTCGATTGCCTAACGGCCATTACCAAATCCCCTTTTTGCTACGCCAGCCGGCGCCGCGCTTGATATCGCGCTTCATGTCTTTTGCGTGTGGTAGCACGCGGCGGTAGGCGATGATTTCAACGTCCTGGCGGGACGCGTAGTGCATCAGTGCGATGGCAATGCCGACATCGCCATGGCGCTTGGTGCCGTCGCCACCCGTGGTCTTCTTGTCGGGAATGCGGGCCACACCCTTGATGACCTTGATGGACCGCAGATCCTGCAGAGCATCCTTGTCACGCGGCACCGCAATAGTGTCGTCTTCGAATGCCGCCTTCATGGGAGGCATCTGCTCGCGATACCAGCCCTCGGTAAGCATCACCAAGTCCACGCGGTTGTAGCCATATTTTTGGGCAAGGAACTCAGATACCGCGTGGCCATTGCCACGGGCATCAACCGCTGCCTTCATAAAACGGGGAAACCCGTCAATGATGTACTCGGCAATCTGGAACTGCTGCTTATGCGGCATGTTCCGCAGTTCAAGCAGGAATGGGATGCGCCTGCGCAGGTTCTGCTCCACTTGGGCAGGAACCATCACGGTAAGGTCGCCGGTTCGCGCGAAGTCTTGCCCGAAGTAACAGTCGAAGCCAGGGACCAGCAGCTTCAGCAGCGGCCCCACCTTCTCATCCAACCATTCCTTGATGACGCGATAGCGTTCCTCGTCAGGCAGCTGTTCAAAGCCCTGTTCTGCGGTGTAGCGCAGCACCGGGGCATCGTACATGCGCGCTTCGATCAGGCTGGTGGAAAGCCACGCGCCAGAGCCCTGCGAAGGCACAACATCCAATTCCTCTTCGGCAGCGTCGCCGTAGAAGGCATACACGTCCGCGATCCACTTGGCTTGGGCCTCTTCGCTCCAGGGTACGCCCTTGCGCATGCACACGCGCCCAAACAGACCTTGTTCCACCGCATCCCTGAAGGTGATTCGATGAATAGTGCCTTTCCGCTTCCCCGCCCGAACCATATTGATCAGTTCGTTGAACGGGTTTTGGTCGCCATCGTGCGTGCTGATGATGCGCACCTTGCCTCCCCAGATAAGCAGCGCCAGTGCGGCCTTCAGCAGTTCGTCCAGTGCGCCGTGGAAGGCGGCCTCATCGATGACAACCACCCCTTGTTTACCGCGCAGGTTGGCCGGGCGCGAAGACAGCGCAACGATGCGATGGCCGGATGCGAAGCGGATGGTATAGGTCTTGATAGACCGTTCATCGTTACCATCGTTGAAGACCTCTTCGCCTTCCTCGATGGCCTCGGCCGCCTGATTGAACACACGCGCCCACATGGCACAGGCTTCGATGTACTCGATAGCCATATCCATGTTGTAGCCGATGTAATAGACGTTCATGCCGCCCGCTTGGCGGGACATGGCAGCGGTCAGAACGTTGTCCGATGCCTCTGCCCATGTCAGGCCGACACGGCGGCTCTTCTCGGCGATCTTCAGTTCGCTGTCGTCAGCGCACCAATCCCGCTGGTACTTCAGCAGGACCGCATCCAGTTCCGAGTTGACCTGTGCAGCAAAGGACGCCGGAAGCTCCTGTTCCAGGTCAAAGGATTCTCCCTTCCCAACGGCCTTGGCCAGCGCTGTGCGCTTGGGCACGGTGCTAGTAGAACGCTTGTCTTTGGCGGGGGCCAGCACCATCAGGAAATCCCCAGGATCTTCTTACGCATGTCGGCAGCAGTCTCTTCGGAGAGGCCTTTCGACTTGACCAGCTTGTCCAGCTTTGCGGACTGCTCTTGCAGGAGCTTTTCGCGGGCAGCGGCTTCGATCTTCTTGCGCACATCGAGGCTGACGCGCTTGGACTCGAGCGCGTTTTTCGTGATCTGGGCGGCCGTCTTCACGTCGCCGAGCTTCACCTCGGGATTGGCGTTGAGCTTCAGCACGGTGTCCGTGGTGAGCAACACCATTGCATTTGCCAGCATGGTGCTGGTGTCATCGCCGGCAGTGGACCCGTAGCGTTCAGCAATGACCTTGGCCGAGGTTTCCAGTTCGTGCATCTTTTCCGTGAAGTCCCGGATGGATGCGTCATAGCGATGGAGACCGCTTCGGCTCACTTCGGCATCGGGGAATTCTGCCCGGATGATGGCCGTCATTTCGTCGAGCGTGTAGCAATCATCGCGCAGCAGCTCTTCGAAGCGAGCCCTGTAGGGCGCACGATGGACCTTTCCCTTGCGGCGGCGCTTCGGCTCAGTCATGGCGTTACCGCGACGGTTCTTGAACGCCGTCGATGACCAGGTTGCCCTGGACAACGTCCATGCCCCGGCTGCGCAGCTTGGCCCCGTACAGCTCCCCGCTCATGCCTGGGATCTGTTCCAACTCCAGCAACTGATGGGTCTGAAGGAAGCGCAGAGCTTCGATAACCTCATGGCGCTCGGCGATGATGTGCAGGTACTGAAGTCCTGCGTGCAGGGTTGAGCTGTTCGCCTGACGGCCGTTCTGTTCGGACAACAGGCGCAGCAGTACCAGGCGCAGGGCCTCGCGGCGATGGTCTTGGAAGGTCTTCTTGCTCATGATTTCTTCTCCAACAGGAAATTCTCGATAGCCTTGAGGGAAATCGCCTGGGCGCCGGCGTGCGCTTCAAGGCTCGATAGACGCTCGTAGATTTCCTTCGTGTCGGTGTGGGTGACGTTGTTGGTGCTGCGCGCTTCCAGCGCAGTAACGCGATTGGCGACGCTGTTGTGCATCAGCCAGGACGTGAGCTGCAGCACCGCCAGCACACAGACCAGCAGCACGCAGACGATCAGCAAGGGGATTACCAGGTCTTCTATGCGCATCTGTCTTGGACCTATTTATCCAAGCAGCCGGCTGCGGAAAGGTTCGCGCCAATCACTGTTTGGCAGTACCAGCGCCACGCCGTTTCGTGCCATTGCGTTGCAGCTTGAATCAAGCGGCCGTTGGCGCTGCGGCAGTCCTGGTACATCAGTGCTTCCATGTCGTGCTGCGCC